CAGTGACGGACAATCTAGTACTGCTCATCCACAAAGATTTTTAGGACTTAGCCTTACTGGAGGAAGTGATACAGCTACTGCGATTGTATATGATGCCAATTCAGCAACAGGTACAGTAGTGGCAAGATTATCTGCTTTAACAAATACAAGTGTTTCATTTACTGCTCCACATAGTGGCGTAAAAGTAGCTACAAATTTATTTGTTGCGGTAACAGGCACTGCTTCGAATGCTTTAGTTTATTGGAATTAAAATGGCACAGGACATATCTAAATACGATTTAGAGATTACTGAGCTAAAGAGTGAAATAAAAATACTTAGCGAGCGTATATCCATAATAAAGGATAACCATTTAAAACATATTGAAGACAAGATAAATACGATTAATAGGGTTATGTATACAATTGGCGTAATGGTATTAGGCCAACTGTTATGGGTAATTACACGTGCATTAATGTAGGAGGATTTAAATGGCTACTTCGGGTACATTTGCGTTTAATTTAGATACTGGTGAAATTATCCAGGAAGCATATGAAAGAATTGGTGCTGATCCTGAAAGTGGATATGATTTAAAAACGGCAAGACGTTCTTTAAATTTATTATTAACTAAATGGTCTAATCAAGGTGTACATTTATTTTCATTAGATTTTACTACAGTAAGTATGACTAGTGGTACGGATTATATTAATTTTGCGGCAAATAAATATTTAGATGTTTTAGATGGTTCAATAAGAAATAATAATGATGCCACTAAACCTAATGACATTCCAATGGAACGTATTAGCCTTGATGATTACATGGCGATTCCAGATAAATGGACTGCAGGAAAACCTGTTCAATTTGCATTGGAAAGAAATTCTCAATATGACAGTTCTGGAGTGACTAATCATAAAATGTATTTATGGCCTGTTCCAAATCAAACTTATTATCAATATATAGGATGGACTATGAGATACGCACAAGATATTGATACAACTTATACTCAAAATCCCGACATACCTAAAAGATATTTACCTGCATTGATTAGCGGTTTGGCAGTGGAACTTGCCGTTAAAAAAGCGCCTGATAGATTGGCAGTGTTAAAA